AGCAGCCACTATTGCACTTGTTGTAAACGATATAAAGTCTAGTAAATCTCCTACTGTTGCACCTGTTGCTAAAACGACTGTTGTGCCATTAGTTGCTGTGTAATCAACGCTATTTAATAAAACACCGTTCAAATATACTGTAATGAATGGCGCAGTATAAGTAACAGAAAATGTTGTTTGTGATACTGTTGCTGTCTGTGTAGTCCTAGTATACGAAGATGTACTAGGTGCTTGTGATACCCAGGCTGAACCATTAGAAGTCAATACGTTTCCTGACGTTCCTACTGCCGTAAGTCCTGTGCCACCGTTAGCTGCCGGTAAAGCCGTTCCTGAATACGATATTGCTAATGTGCCACTTGTTGTAATTGGGCTTCCTGTAACACTTAAAAATGCCGGTACAGTTGCAGCTACAGAGCTAACGCTACCTTTGTTATTAAATGTAGTCCAATCGGTAGAACTTAAATAACCATTTACTGAAGTTGTGGCCACAGGCATACTAATTGCAGGAGTTGATCCACCACTCGAAACTACAGGACTTGTACCTGTTACGCTTGTGACTGTTCCTGTTGTCGGTGTTGTCCAGGTTGGTGTAGCAGAACTACCACCAGATGTTAAGACTTGACCTGACGTACCAAAGTTGGTTGTACCACTTAGTGCAGGAGTTGTACCTAAATTAGTATTAAGTCCAATCGCACCTGACGCATTAATAACGTGGGCTGATTGTCCAGTTGTTCCCCAAGCTAAATAATGTTTAAATCCATTACCTGAACCTACAACAACATCGCCATCATGTGAGGAAAAGTAAACACCATTGTTAATGCTAAAGAAATCAGCCGGAGTTGATGCACTATAAACAGATGAATTCATACCAAACTCACCGTAATACGTTGAATCTGTACCTAAATCATTGCTTAATACATAGTTTGTTGAAGCTCCTGCCGTACCTGATTTGTTTTGTAATATGTTTTGTAAGTAAGAACCTGATATTGTTGCGCCTGAAGCTATATTAGAATTCGAGCCATTAAAGCTCAATGTTGGTGTTGTGCTAGTTGTACTACTTGTTGAAACATAAGTAAATGCACCTGTACTTGCTGTTGTAGCACCAATAGACGTACCATTAATCGTGCCACCTGTTATTGCTACGCTATTAGCGTTTTGCGTTGACATCGTGCCAAAGCCAGTAATGTCTGTATTTGTTAATACGACTGTGCCTGTATAACCGTTAACTGACGTTACTGCATCTGTATTGTCTACTTTTTGCCAAACAGAGCCGTTATATACAGCCCAATCGCCAATAATCCAATCAGTAATACCGTTAAGGTTTGTAGAGCCAGCAACATTGACAACATAATAGTAACCTTTAGTACCCACAGAACTAGCAAGAGTAGGTGTATTAGTAGACGCATTCCATGTTCCTTGATAGCTTAATGCACCCAAAACTGCTGCCGGTAACTCTGAAACAGGAACTTTACCGCCTGAGTCTAAAGAAGCTACACCATTGGCTACGCTTACGTCTTTAGTTGATGCAGTGCCTAGTCCTGATATATCTGTATTTGGAATAGTAGAACTAGCCGTCATATTTGACGTACCGCTACCTTTTACATAACCTGTAAGTGTTGCTGCGCCTGTACCACCATTGGCTACAGGAACTGTTCCTACTAAATCGTGTGTGTCATTCCAATTAGATGGCTGAACAATCGTAGGATCGCCAGCATCTGGAATAGCACTTACAAACTTATGTTTGACTGTAATAGCCATTACTGGACTCCGATAATTTTACCGTCTGGGCCACGCAATACTTGTTTAGGTTGGTTCATCTTATCTATCAGCATTGCAAGCATTTGCGTTAATTGCTCATTGCTTTGGTGCATTTGATCTAGTGCTGGTTTAAGTGGATGGTCTGCCATTTGTGAATACCCCATTTGATCTTGTAAAATTTTAGCCTGTTCAATACTCTCAATATATGCTGCCGTACCGTCATCAAGTCCTGCACCAATTCTAGCAGTTTCTACTTTAGTCGCATTGTCTAAATAAGCAATTAAAATAGCTTTATTGTTCTCAGCAGTTTGTTTGAGCTTGTTAAGTTGCATTTCCATCTCAGCATCTTTAGCGTTTCTAGCATCTTCCAATTGGAATTTAAGCTGATTTTCTTGCGCTTGGTATGTTTGTTTAGCTTTTTCAAGCTCCATTTGCATTTGAATCTTTTGTTGTTCAAGTTGTGCAGATTGTTGAGCTTGTTGTTGTTCAGCTTGCATTTTCATTTGCTCACTTGCTTGTTGAGCTTGCATCTTAGCTTGCTCAAGTTGCATTTGCATTTGCATCTTCATTTGTTCAGGTGACGGTGGTTTAGGTTTACCTTCCATAGCTTTAGCCTGTTCTCTAAATTTGTCAGCAGTTTCGTCAATAAGTCCTTCAAGTCCTTTGCCAGCTTTATATGCCGTTACAGAAAACTTAATCATTTCCATTAGCATCGGTGTCATTTCAGGAACAGATTGAGCTACAGGTATTGCTTGTTGCATAAAACCGCCTATAGCTTGTAAAAATTGCATTCTATCTTGCTTTTCTTGTTGTTCATCTTGATAAATCATTGAATCGCTAGTAACTTCTATACGGAAGTTTTTAGCTGGTTCATCTTTAAGTAAGGCTAAAGCTTGAGGCACAAGCATTTGATCTTGTGGTGATAACTGCATTGCACCCGAAATCTTGATAATTGTATCTTCAGTAAAGTGATTACAAATAATCTGTGCTTTTATAGCCAATAAGCTTGTAGCAAAGTTAACAACTTCATGTTGCATTGTCTTTAATCGACCAGATGCGTTGTTTGACTTAATAATCTGTGCGCCTAGTGTTTCGTTAGGATCAGTCTGTCCTCGCTGAATGTCAGCAATACCCATAATCTCGTAGATTTGGTTCTTAACTTGATCCATTGCTTGATAAGCCATTTGCAATGCTTGAGCAATTGGTGCAATATCAACTAAATTGATAGCACCTGCCATGCCTTGTTTTTCAGCAAATGCTCCCCAATTTTTAATAGGTAGCAATGCGTTGTTATCGCCTTCAGTAAATAGACGTTGTAAGCTAGGCTCTGACGCATCGTATACACCACGCACTTTTAAAGCTTGTATAAAGCCATCTATACGGTCAGCAAGCGTATCTAACTGTCTAGCTTGGTCTTGATATAAAGCAAAATCAGGAACAGGTATCAATGAATCTGTTGTGATTGTGCTATACATTGGTTTAGGACATGGCCAGAAGTTCTCTAGCTTTAATGGATCAGGTTTAGTGTCTAAAATCTTACCCATAGACTTAGATAGCCAAATGACTTCACCTGTTGTTTTATCCCAAATCTCGTAGATACACGCTTCACTTGCACCTTCGCCCATCTTTTCATTAAATGTCTTTGTGCTATCAGGTTTTGTATCCAATGGGATACGACCACCTAAATCTTCACCAAAGCGTTCAACAAGTGCAGGTCTACCTAAATAAACTTTTCTCCATACTGCTGTAACTTCTTCCCAAGTCCTGGCAATTGTGTGGCCAAAGTCTTTCCAATATACATAGTCGCAAGGCGCACATTCATATTCAATGCGTTCTTGATCTTCTCTGTGCATACCGCCTTCAGTCTCAGCCTCATCAATATCTTCTGTAATCTGAAAGCCATCGTCTGGTTCATCTTCTGTCTTGCCACCTGTAATGTGTGGCTCATAACGTACCCAAGATGTACCGCGACCACCAAGAAGTCTGTCCTGAACAGATGCTTTCATTGCTGAGTTGTAGTCACCATAATGCTCAATTTCGTACTCTAAAGCACGTTCTAATATCATTGATGCTACACGACCAACAGGATCATTATCTCTAAACCTACGACTTACATCGGGTCTAGGTAAGCGAGCAAAGATAGCAGGAGTTATTGTTTGTACGTTTGACCATAAGATATTGAATTTAGCATTGGGATTATTTCTTGAGCGACTGTCATCACGATACCGTTTAACAATTCTGTCGCTACGATCTTCCCAAGTCTTGTACGTTCTTTCGTACTGGGCTATGCAATTGTACCAATCGCTATATGTATGCTCCATCTTTAATCCTTAAGTAAACTGACCTGTCGCAAATACAGTAGCACCTGCACCTGTAGTAACTTTCCATCCTGTGCTTTGTGATTGTGCGTCAAATGTAAGCATATATAGCCCAACTGGAGTTGTTGCTGTAGTCAATGGGTATGATATTGCGCCATCAGACAAAGTTACAGTTCCTGTTGTTAGTGCATTAACAGTAACAATTAAATTGGCAAGAATATCGCCTTTTGCTCCTGTTGAACCAAGAATGGCATTTGTTTGACTAGCTGCGACTGTTTCGTAAAATACTGCGTATGGTAGAGCTACGGCTGACATTTAATATCTCCTGTTCAATTGTTTAGGTGTTTCTTTCCACATTTCATCTAAAGTTACTTCAGTTTGCCCGACATGAAGCCCAATAATTCTGTCATCAGGCTTAGTAGGTTGTTCTTCATCTTTCCACACAATCGCAAGATAACGCATTGCATCTGCTGAATGGCTTGTCCAGTCGTGCTTTGGGCGATCTCTAAATACTTTTTTATCATCATCCCATTCTCTCTGATATTGACGTAAACATTCTATTCCTTCTTCACATCTATTATGAAACCAAGTCCGATTTAATGCAAGTCGAGTTGCTTGTATTCCGTCTTGTAATGACAGATTTGGTACAATTTTTAACTGTTTTATGTCAATTTTTGTAGATATTTGCTCGATTATGCTCTTACCACCACTTGCTAATGTTTTTGCTCTAGCATCATGGGGTAGCCAATGTATGCCATAAGTGTAGTTAAATTCTTCTTCTTTTTGCTTAATTAAGCCTGTGTAATACGGTATTGATTGACCATTTGAACTGTGATGATCAAGAACTCTAATCTCACCATGTACAACCTGAAACCACCAAATACTTGTACTATCGTTAAAACCCAAGTCCCAAGCTGTATGACATGGGAACATATCGTCATATTCAATATCTGTAATTCTGTCTAAGTCTGTAATTCTACGCATCTCTTGGCCATAGTATGCGCCTAGAATTGCAGCTTCGAATGAGCATAGGAACTCTTGTTCATATTGATTGGCTGACATTGACTGTTGAGCGTCTAATAGTTCGTTTTGTGGGATTAAGCCAGATTGGTCAGCTCTTAACGTCTTGACGTACCAATTCTCATGCTTTTGTGCTGCGTTGTATATATCGTAAAAACTGTTATGGCCTTTAGGTGTGCCTATAAACGTAGCCCATCCTTCACGATCTGTAAGTAATGGCCTAACAATCTCACCCCATAGTCTAGGTTTCATGTCGGCATATTCATCCAAAACTACTCCATCAAGATATAAACCTCGCAATGCGTCTGGATTGTCAGCACCAAATAGTCGTATCTTTGCGCCATTGACTAACTCTACCCATAGTTCTGATTGATTAGCTTTAACAATAGCCGGTTCAGCGAACTTTAAAAGATAATCCCAAGCAATGTTTTTAGCTTGTGCGTAGTACGGTGCTATATAAGCGTACCTAGCGTCTTGTTTGTTTTCTACAATAGCTCTACGAATAATGTCGCAGATTGTAGCCACCGTCTTGCCTGCTCTCCTGTGACAAATTAATACTGCCCATCGTTCTTTGCGTTTGTGAAAGTCTTTGAAAGCATCTCTAGGTGAGTAAGGATACTCGTAGATGTGTTCTACTACTTTCACTCTTTAAACTTGTGTATGTGTTCGTGTCTGACAGGTGCAGTTTCATCGCCTACTTGTTCTGACCTGGCTAATTTAGGTAAATGGTACTCCATTACGCTTTGCAACATACCAAAAGCTTTTTCAGGATTAGGCAAAACGACAAATTTATCATCATCGTTTTTAACGCCATCTGCGACCTGTTCTAGCCATTCTTGCATTTTATGAGCATTACCATCAACAAATCGTGCAATCGCTTCACGCGCCATTGTGGTTGATTTATTGGGTACTCCAGCCTTACGACCAGCTCTATTTAGATTATCTTCTACAGATTTCGACAGTTTTTTTTCCATATATTCTCAAGTGGTTGATTTATATAGTTAAATTATATACTATTTTTTAATGTTATTTAATTGTTGTTCAATTACTTCTTTACGACTAGGCTTACCATTCTTTTCTAGTATCTTGACTTCTTTAGGATCAAATACAACAAAGTTAGAAGTGCCTTTACTTGCATCACGACTTGTGGCATCTAAATAACGCATACCTTTGACACCAAGTTCATTAAGCATTTTTTCACCAATGCCTAAACCTTCAGGATGAATGATTTCCATAGTGTTTAAAAACTTCACAGGTGTTATGTCTTTACCAAACAAAAGGTTCATATCGCCACCTAACTCCATTTTCATTTCAGGTGTAATTTGTTTTCTAATGTTATTTAAGGCTTTTTTAACTATTGCACTTTGTTGACCTAGTGGTTTGTCATAGTCCATCATAGTAGGTATGTATGCGTCAGGTATATCTACTTTGTATAAATTACCTTGATTTTGTTCGTTAAAAAGTTTTGAAACTTCTTTAAATTTTGAATTGTATTCGTCAGAAGATACTTCTACAGGTTTATCATTTTTAACATAATCTCTGACTTTAAAATATTTGCCTGATGAATCAGTATAATAATTTGGGCCATTGGTAAATTTGTCTAGAGTTGGTTCATTAAAAACAGTTCTACCTTTATATGATTCTGCAACTTTAGGATTTTCAGCAAAATACATACCATGACCATAAGCCTGAGCACCTTCGCCAGTACCAACTTTACTTAAATCAAATCCACCTTTAACTTCATGTGGTGTACCATGATAAGCAATCATGTTACCTAATGGTAAACCTTTGGTTGCTTGTGCGCCTGCTCTTAATAATGCTGGCATAGCTGGGCTAACAATTCCACCCATCATTTCATGTTGTTGACTACCTTGATAGTCAGGATTAATTCTTGGTACTTTAGCAAGGATTTCTTCAGAAGTTGGTGCTGTTCTGTTGCCAAATGTGTTTTGCATAGTCTCAGGAATAAACTGTCTAGCTGCTTGACTTACATCGCCAGCAAATGCAGGTAATTGTACTAATGCGCCACGACCTAATGATTCAACTACGCTTGGTGTAACTTTTGCTACGTTTTGTATGCCTTGACCTAGTTCTTGATATGACTGTTTCTTAGACATACCACGCAACAAATCGGCAAATGTCTGACCTAATGATGCTTCATTGGGATCATATTCAGGATAAGGCACTTCACTTTACCTCTTTATCCAAGTCTTTAAGTTTTTCAGCAATCATCTTGCGTCTTGCTATTCTGTCAGCCTGGTTCTTTTCTAGCGTAGATTCTTTGTGTAATCTAAGCAAAGCATCTTCTTTTTTATATTTACGATCCATATGTTTCATTACTTTTCCTCAACATATTTGTCATAGGCTTGTTCTAATGCAGTTTTTCTTGCACCAGTTGCAGATTCACGTTGTGTATTAAGTGCAATAGCCAATGCTTGTTTTTTAGGCTTGCCTGCTGCTACTTCAGTCTTAATGTTTTCACCTACGGCTTTAGGACTAGCTGATTTAACTAATGGCATATTATCCTTTAAAACGTAATAAATAAATGGTTGTATCTATTTCTTGTGCAATATTGTCAACAAGCTGCACGATTTCTGACTCTGTTGGTAAATCGCTTCTAGCGTCTTTAACAAAGCGTTGTAGTGACTCTAAATAACTAAGTGGTGTGCCTTTTGGCAAATGATAACTGTCAGGAAAATTTTTAATCTGACCAAATATGCCGAAGTATGCTTCTGCCAACTGATCAGTCAAATCTACAATATTTTCGTAAAAGTGACCAAGTGTTTTGTGTTGTGCATAGGAAGTAGTTGCCCAATGCATGAAATGAGTATTCGTGCCTGAATGTAGCAACGTGGCTAAAAACAATGCCATAGATTTTTCCATGAAAAACTCCTATTTAATGCTTAGTATAGCTTAATATTTACCATTCCTGCAATGCCATCAGCAATTTCTATTGTTATTTTTTTAAAACACCTGTCATCAATTTCTAGAGCTGCACACATACCATCTAGTCCTACTTTTAAACTTGCAAGCATATTATCTAAGTCCATGTGCCTGCGATTAGGCTTATGAAAAACGATGTGTAACTGTGTGTATTCGCCTTTAGGTATATTTGCCATCTTAGTTAACCAATAACATTCGTTCTTATATATGGCTTTTTTCTTAGCTTTTACATGAAAATGGCAACTAGAATTAGGACTTAACTCTTTAGGATACCAAGGAAATGTCAGCATATCAGCTCCATGGTGAGTTCAAGTAAGGCTTGCTCGTCAATTCCATAGCGAGCTTCAAATCCTTTTCTGCCAAGTCCATGAATGCCGGTATTGCCTCTGTGATGTTCTGGACAGAGTCCAATGACAGGTGCGAGGCTTCTTTTTCCTCCCAACCGTCTGATATGATGGATTTCACATGGTGTATCATCGTAGCCAAGTACGGATTTACACAATATACATCCCAATCTTGCAATTTTGCCATAATGTTCTTTCTCTGCTTTAGTCATGTCTTAAATCAATCTGTGGTACAAAATACTTCATTTCACGCTCTTTATCGTAAGTTTTTAAATATTCGTCTTGTTTTGCATCTTTAGCGTACATCCAACCACGAATAGTATAAGTGCCGTTTAAGCCTGTAAGTAAATAGAATTTACGATCATCAGGATCTTTGTGTTCAATTCTTAAATCGCCAAATTCCCAATGTGTGCTGCGTACATCTACATCGCCTACGTCAGGATGTGGCCAAGCTCTTTTGCTCCAATAAACATTCAAATATTTTGCCATTGCACATTCTGTTAATGCACCTTCAATGTGTCTTTGCCATGCTAATTCAGGCTTTTCACCTGATACTGGCTTTTTATTGTCTCTAATATTCTCAACATGGCGCATAATGCCTACTTGTGATGCTATCATTATTTCGGCAGGGCTAAGTATTATTTTCATTGGCTAAATTTTGGGCAAATTGTTCAAGTTGTAATGCAATGTCGCTAATATCTACAGCAATTTCGTATGCTCGTGTAGGATTAAGCTCTATACAAGCTTTTTCATATTGTTTAATTAAGTGCAATAACAGTTGAAATGGTTGATTAATCATTACATTGTCGCTTTCTCTATTTGTCGGTTAGATGCTTCTTGGCTGCGCCATATATCTATTTTCATTTGTGCTGCTATAAGTTGCCAACGTAACTTTTCTTCTATTTCTACAGCTTCTTTTAAACCTACAAGTAATTCTTGATATTCTTCATTTGCGTATGCGTCTCGTTCTTGTGCTGCCATTGTTTCTACACCTTTTAACTGTGCTGATTGCATCAATAATGCTTTTTTAGACTTTCTAAATTCTTCAATGTAAATACGTTCAGATTTCGCTTGTGCATACTTGCCAGCGTTTTTTAGTAAAAATTCAACTACTTTGTTTGGATTTTCCATCAATTTACCTGTTTTTTGAAATTTTGTGAAATGATTTTGGGTACAGTAGTGTCCCAATTAATGCTGTGATGCAGTCTTTTGTTGTTTTGACCCATTTGTCTGACTTTAACGCTTGCAGGGTTGTACATGACAGAATAAAAACTTTTAACGTATGTGCCAAAATTAAGATATATGTCTGTTAAGCCACCTGAGTTGCTCTGTGTTTGCTTTTGCTCTAGTCGTAACTGTGCAACAGTCATAAACAAATGACCTTTGTAACCAAAATGGCAATATGCGTTTACATCTTCATTTATTCTGCCTACGAATTGAAATGGTCGATCAACAGAACACAAAAAACTGTTCATTAACTTTCTTGATATTTGACCATTTAAGAAAGTTTTGCTTAAACCACTACCTTCACCACCTATAAAATCACCACCTTGTGCCATGCAAAGCGATGTGAAATTGGTAGATTTGTAAAATTTAAGCAATATTGCAAAGATATTGTCTAAGTTTTTAATGTATTTGTTAGTAACGTACTTTTTTTCGTTAGTAAATGACCATCTAAAATCTGTGTAATCATCATCTAACACCATAAAATATGTGTAACCTAACTTTTTTGCTATGCTAAATACTGCGTTTCTAGCGTATACAACAGCTCGCCTATCTTCAAAGTTGTCACCTACGTCAAATGTTTTAGCTATTTCTGCTTTAGAAAACACAACAACTTCATTGCCATACGTTTTGACGTATTGATCATGTGTTTTATCTTCATCATCTAACACTAAAAATATTTTGCCTGTGTAGCCTTTATCTCTAATAGTTTTGTATGTAAACACTTTGTCAGGGCGCCCATGAGTCAATATAAATACGCAAAAGTCATTCATGTTGATCATCCAAATATGCGTTAGATAATTCATTGTTTAATAATGCAAAACCGTTTTCAATTGCTTTGTCAAAATCAATAATGACTAACGCTGACTGCTCCATCAATTCTTGAACTTCTTGACTTGAATGAGCGTAATAGTCAGCAATTTTGTCAAAATACAATACTGTGTGGCGATATGCTGCTAAAGTTAAAAACTTTTTTTCATCGTCAGAAATGTTTGATTCTTCTATCTTTTGTATTAATTGCAGCGTTTTTTTATGATTAAAAAGCTCAAATACATTAGGCTTTTGGTATTTAGGCGTATATACGGGTACTTCTACTTTTTTTGTATAGACAGTATTGATCAATTCTTCTTCATTTGAATCAAAAATATCTAAGCTCGATTGTTTAAACATTATGTCTCCATGTATCTAGTTATTGGTTGATTAAAACTCTCTGTAAATTGCTGACTTGTTCTGTCAAACCACAGTCCTAGCGTACCTTCCCAATCACCATTACGCTGCTTTGCTGTAATCAAAAAAGTATCAGGCTGGCTATTGTCAGAAATTCTATTTATTTCTGTGTCTTTTTCTTTTGGCTTGTTTCTAGCTATCAGAATGACGTTATCTGCTAAATCCGTGATAACGCCCGAGCCTTTAATATCTTTTTTCTCAGCGATTCTGTTAGTTTCGCCACCTTTTCGGATATGGTGAACCAAATGTATGTGCATCTTTGTCTCTTTAGCAACATCACACAACGCATCAACTAAATCTTTTTGCCCATTAAAATCATCTTCACCACGCACAAGCTTCATCATTGAATCTAAAATAATGTGTTCGCACTTTAAATGCTGCTTTGCATAACGACACAACGCAATAGCTTGCCACGAATCTATACGACCTTGATGATCAAATAAATAGGCTTTGTCACGTTGCCATGCCATAAATTGGTCAATATCGTGATTGGAGACGTTTAAAGAACCCGTGGCTTGACGAACCATTCTGGACAATGTCTTAGTTGGTGTCATCTCTAAAGATGCAGTCAGGACTGTTTTATGAGCTTTTAGAAGTCCTAGCTTTAATTGACCAAGAATTAATGACTTACCTGAGCCGTTTTCACCAGCCCAAATTGTTAATTCTGAGTGACGCAAGCCTACAAGTTGATCGAGTTTAGCAAACGGTAACTTATCGCCTTCAATGCCTAAATGACGATTCTTGTAAAACTCCTTAATCTCATCTTCAAAAATAGATTTTTCTTTTACTTGGTACATAATGTCGTGGTACTCACGATACTGTTCTAAATCAATGTTTACTAACATAAATTTCTCTTTCTGAATCTAAAGCTATCAAAATTTTAGGTTTTAAATTGGTTAAATGTATAAACCATGCTGCAAATTGTTCATCTGTACAATCACCATGAATAAGATTAATAACTTGGTTAGTTAAAAATGCTAAGTCTATGCTTCTAGGTAAATCTTTTTCTGTGTATATCGTAGGCATAGAAGAAAAGCTGTCTTTAGAATCAAACCAATCAGGTTTAGTACCAACAATGACAAAGACACCATTAAAGTAATCATGTTGATGCCAAAACTTAAACGCTTCATTCTGTCCAATCATAGAAAATTCACTTTCTGTGTAGGTTGTACTTTATTCATCCATTCAGCTTTAAAACCACGCCAACCATTTTGACAACAAATAACCATTACTTGCTCAAGTGTCATGTTTGCTTTGTTTGCTTCTTTTGCTAAGCCTTTGATTGCTGTTTCAGTTACAGGCGCTTTCAATCCTTTGCGTAACTTTAAATAATCATTAAAGACTTCATTGCTAACACCTTCAGGTGTAATAGTTTTTATATTGGTTATTGGTTCTTGGTTATTGGTTACGTTGTGAAACGGTTCTGATTTGAGTTCTGATTTCAGAGCTGATATCTTCTGTGATTTGATTCTGTTAGCGTTACGAGCTGAGTCTGCTTTCAGTCGATATTTAGCTATTTCTTCATCGGCTCGCTTGTTTCGCCATGTGCAATCTTCTGCCCAGTACTCAAAAAATTCTTCTAAAAGCAAACTTACAATTTTCTGAGTTGACTTAACTTTTCTAGCTACCCAAACAATATCTTTAAATGGTTCTTCAGTTTGATAATACAGATCAATCATGCGTCTATAAGCCAAATCTTCTAAATCTGACAAATGACTTGTATGACTTATGTAATCACCAATATGAAATGGATAATAATTCATTTCACTCTCCAAATAAATCAGGTCTAAGCATTTCTTTAGTTATTCTGCCTTCAGATAAAACACTAATTTTTTTTAAGTGCCTAATAGGTATTTGCTTTCTAGAAAGCCAGTTGTAAACTGCCGTATTCTTAACACCTAAAAGCTTTGAAAGCTCATCTAAAGTACCAAATTCCACTTGCAACAATTTCTTAATTTCTTCCATAAATCCTCCTTAAAAAGAACAATAACACAATAATGTGTAAAAATGCAACAAAAAAAAATAAAAATATTTATTAAAAAGTGTTGCAAAGTGTTTTTATTGGTGTATAGTATTACTTATGCAGTAAATTTATTAACTAAGTGAAGAAAGAGAAAGTTATGAAACAGAAAATCCAAACGGCCACATTAAAGACTACCTACAATAATTATCCAGCAGGTACTTACTTACGCATTGAGCATGACACCAATGGCATTTACAGATGTTGGGCTAGTTTTAGCAAAAAGCCTGAGACATTTTTAGGTGATGTACCAAAAACAATTTTAATGATCAATTGAAGAAAGAGACAGTTATGAAAACATTTAAATGGGTTGTAGAGTTTGAAGTTACAGAAAACTGGGTAGAAGACGGTTTTAACATTACAGAAGATAGAGCAAATGACATGATTGCTAATGCTTTGCCATATGCTTATGGCTCAGAATACAAAGCTACTGTTATTAAATCTCCAAGTGCAAAACTAATTGCAAGAATTCAAGGAGAAACAGCATGAAAACATTTATAGAAGCACTTATCCTAGCAACACTCATGTTTGTAATTCCATTAACTGTTTATGTAATTAGAACAGGAGGTCTG